AGCAAAGATGTTACATAAAACTGTAGCTGAACTATGTGATACTTTGACTATTGAGGAAATGATAAGTTGGGCTGCTTTTGCTGAGTTGGAGAATGAAGAATATGAAAAACAACGAGAACAAGCACAACGAAGTAATGCTTTAAGAGGTAAAAGAAGGTAAGATAGAAGAAATCTTTTAATTTTAATAGCAAGTGGCTAATTATATTGTTGATATTACTGTTGCTCTTAAAGGCAGCGAAAAGATAACTAGATTTAATAAACAATTAGAAACAACATCAAAACAGATTAAAGCGGTTAATGAACTTGTAAAAGTTCAAGAATCCTCTGTTGGTGCTTTAGTAAAAAGTTTTGATAATTTAAGTTCAAATTTAGCATTGGCAAAAAGTAATTTTAATGCCGTAGCTTCAAGTACAAAATTACAAAAGAAAGCCGCAAGAGAATTAATTGCAGCAGAAAAAGAATTAAATAAAGAGTTAAAAGAACGAGAAAAGCTTTTACAAAGTATAACTCTTACAGGTCAACGATCTTCATTAATGCCTGGAAGAAGTAGAACTTTGCTTGGTCAAAGTGTTACTCCAAAAGGAGGAGCTTCTGGTAGGTCAAGACAAATATTGAGAGAAAATCAAGAAGTTCAAGAAGCTTTAGCAAGAATGAACCAAAGGGATATGAAATTAAGAGGTCAAAGTTCACCAATTAGACCTGCTTCATCTATTGCAGAAGATGGCACTGGTTCTTTATTAGGACAAAGTGTAAATATTGAAAAGTCATTAAGAGAAAGAATGGCTATACAGGAAAAATTATTCCAAATGGAGATTGGTCAGACACAAGCAGCAAAAGAAAGAACAAAACAACTTAATAAACAGAATGTTGAGTTAAGAAGAATGAAGATAGCAAATAAAGAATCATTATTTACTCAGCATTCAGCACCAATAGGACCAGGACAAGCATCTCCAATTATGCAAGGTCCACAAGTCTCTATGGAAGTTCAAGAGTCAATCATGGAATCTCAAAGAAGAATGAGAAGGAATAATAGATTATTAAGGGTAAGAAGAGGAAGAGATTTACAAAATAGAAATTCTCAAGCCAGATCAAATGCAATTATTGGTGGTGCATTTCCTCTATTGTTTGGACAAGGTTTAGGTGCGTCAGCTTTTGGTGCTGCTGGAGGTTTCGCTGGCGGTAAAAAAGGTGGACAATTTGGTTTTGCTTTCTCTTTATTAGGCACAGTTGTAGGTGCTCAATTTGACAAGTTAGCTCAATCAGCTAGACAGTTAGGAGAAGCATTAAGAAATCCAATAAAAAATATGGATATGCTTGTGACAAAGATGGGTCAAGCTAATACACCTTTTGGAGATACAGTTGAGACATTAAAGAGTTTAGGATTAGAGGCAGTAGCAGCAGGTCAGGTATTAGATAATTTTAATAAAACATTTGGAACTAATAAAACATCACTAGCTCAACTTGGAGAAGAATCAATAAGATTTACCAATGAATTACAAAAGCTAGGTACAGGAATAACTTTATTTGTGGCTGGACCTTTAACATTTTTCTTAGAAAAAATAAATGCAGCATTAGGTTTTAAAACTGTTGATAGTATTAGAGATGAAGCGAGAGCACAGGCTATAAAAGAAAAAAGAATTGAACTTGGAATTTTAAAACCAGATGGTTCAAGAGGACCAATGTTTGCCATTAAACAATTATTTGAAGGCAAAATTAGAGATATGCCTGATGTTAAAAACAGAGCATTTGAATTGTTTGAACAAAATATGAATGAAGCAGGATTAGGTGGTCAAGCAGGAACAAGAGATTTTTCAAATGAAAATCTACAAAGAATAATTAAAGAAAGCAGAGATTTTGAATTATTAACTATGCAAAACCAGTTAGATATAGAAAAACAAAGTCTCACTATGAGAAGTGAAGATTTAAATGTTTTAAAGAGAAGAATGGATGTTTTAAAAATAGAAGAAAAATTGAAAGTTAAAGGATTAGTAGATACGAAAATAATGACAGCAGAACAATTAAAAGCACATGAATTTGCAATAGATAAGTTAGAAATTGAAAAACAAATTAGTGATGAGTTATTAAAGCAGTCCATAATTATGGCTGATCCTATGCAAGCTGCATTGGTTGATTTGAATAAAGAAATGGCAAAATTTAATGATTTAAGATTTCAAGCGGTAGAGTTTGCCAAAGCATTTGGAGGTGCTTTCGAAGAATCATTTAAAGGAATAGTAAAAGGAACAATGAGTGTTCAAGATGCCTTTAGAAATATGTTTATGCGTATAGCAGATCATTTTTTGGATATGGCTGCAAAAATGGTTGCAAATCAGTTTAAACAAGGTTTACTTGGTATTTTAGGTAAAGGTTTAGGATTTGGTCTTGGTGGTAGTGGTGGTGGTAAATTCTTAGACAGTAGTGCAGTACCTTTAGTAGATCCCTTGACAAGAATAGGAACAGCAGCAGATGGTGGTCGTATTCCAGGTGGTCGTCCTACTCTTGTGGGAGAACGTGGGCCAGAATTATTTACACCTGGAGTCTCAGGAATGGTTACACCGAATCATGCTCTTGGGGGTTCTACAACTGTAGTTGTAAACGTAGATGCTTCTGGTTCTTCTGTTGAAGGTGATGAACAAGGTGGCAGAGAACTTGGTCGTCTTATATCTGTAGCGATACAATCTGAATTAATACAACAGAAAAGACCTGGAGGTTTACTTTCATAATGGCTACCTTTCCTTCGATTACTCCCAGATACGGACAACAAAAAAGATCCAAACCAAACACCAGAGTTGTAAGATTTGCTGATGGGTTTGAACATAGAATTTTATTTGGACTTGCACAACATCAGAATCCTAAAATCTTTAATCTTACTTTTGAAGTTAATGAATCGGATGCAGATGTTATTGAAACTTTTCTTGATGCTCGTGCAAATGATAGTGATAGCTTTACTTTTACGCCTCCAGGTGAAAGCTCTTCATCAGAGTTCGTATGTGATGCTTGGTCTAAATCAATTCCATATTTAAATAGGGCTACAATACAGGCTACATTCAGAGAAGTATTTGAACCATGAGCACTGCTCCCATAATTACTGATCTGCAAAAGATCAATCCATCAGCAGTTATTGAACTATTTACACTTGTCACCACAACAGCTTTACATGGATCTAATACAACTTATAGATTCCATGCTGGTACAAATCTTAATTCAAACGCAGATATAATCTGGGCTGGTAATACATACACAAAAATGCCAATACAGGCTGAAGGTTTTGCATATCAAAATGGACAACTACCTCGTCCAACCCTTACTGTCAGTAATGCGATAGGAACAATATCTGCAATATTAATATCTGTGAATAATACCACTACAGGTAATGATCTGACAGGTGCTACCGTTACAAGAATCAGAACTTTGGCACGTTATCTTGATGCTGCTAACTTCTCAGGGGGTAGCAATCCATTAGGCACACCAGATCCTACCGCAGAGTTTCCGCAGGAAATTTATAAGATAGATAGAAAATCAGCAGAAAACAGAGAAGTTGTAACTTTTGAATTAGCTGCTGTTTTTGATCTTGCAGGAGTCAGAGCACCTAAAAGGCAGGCAACTCGTTCCATATTTCCTTCTATCGGTACATTCAACGCATGAATTGGAAAGATGATGCTCTTGCTCACGCAAAAGACCAAGATCCTAAAGAAGCTGTAGGTTTATTATTAAATATCAAAGGAAAACAGAGATATTATTCCTGTAATAATTTATCAATGACTGCTCATCAATGTTTCATTCTTGATCCAGAAGATTATGTAAAAGCCAGTAATATTGGTGATATTGTTGCCATTGTTCATTCTCACCCTGTCACTCCTGCTGTTGCCAGTGAAGCAGATAAGATCAGTTGCGAGCATAGTAATCTTCCGTGGTATATCGTTAATCCCAAAACAGAAGAATGGGGATATTATGTCCCGACAGGATATAAAGCACCATTATTGGGTCGTCCTTGGGTCTGGGGTGTTACTGATTGCTGGTCACTTGTCAGGGATTGGTATAGAGAAGAAAGAGGTATTGAACTTAGAGATTGGGAAAGGCCATTAACACCAGAAGAGTTTTTGAA